GGGGATACACGTGATTTTTTTAGGGGTTTATCAAATCACTACCCCCTAAAATTCCGAAATTTTACTGTAGGTAAAAAATGGGAGGGTTTAAACCTAGAACCCCATAATAAAGAACCCTACCTCACAGATTTAGATAAGAACATTCTACATTATCAAACATTAATGAATTCGGATGGTACACGTATTGACCATCGTATTTATCCTAATCATGGCAAAGACTTTACTCATGATGTTAATATAATATTAATGGAAACCAATCATTATTATTTTTATGAAAATTATAGGGGTCCTAAAATAGGTTATAACGTATGGGAATCAACCGAACAACCCAGAGACTTTTTTAATGTTTGGAAAGAATTTGACCAACTTTGGGTTCCTTCTAAGTGGCAAGCTGATTGTACTATTGAACAAGGGGCGGATCCTAATAAAGTAAAAGTAGTCCCTGAAGGAGTAGATACTGAAACCTTTTATCCTGAAGATCCCCAAACAACATTAGATTATGTAGATGGTAGGTTTAAATTTATTCATTTTGGACGTTGGGATTATCGAAAATCAACAAAAGAAATAATTGAAGCATTTCTTAAAGAATTTGATCCAAGTGAGCCTGTAGATTTAATTTTATCTATTAATAACCCTTGGGGTGAATCTTTAGATGGGTGTAAAACCACTGAAGAAAGATTAAAAAAATTCAACATTGATGATCCTAGGTTAAAAGTTAAACATTTCCCTTCAAGAGAAGACTATGTTACATATCTTAAAAACGGCCATGTTTTCTTATCATGTGCTCGTAGTGAAGGGTGGAATTTACCATTAATTGAAGCCATGTCATGTGGTACCCCATCTATATATTCAGCATGTTCAGGTCAAATGGAATTCGCTGAAGGTAAAGGATTACCAGTTAAAATAATAGGGGAAAAATCTACTCAAGGGAATAACTATTCAAATTTTGCTATAAATTTAGAAGATGGATTTGTTCCTGGTAATTACTATGAACCTGATTATGAAGACTTAGCAAAAGTAATGAGAGATGCGTTTAAAAATTATGCTGACCATAAATTACGTGCTGTAGAAGAAGCAAAAATTATACATAATGATTTTAATTGGGAACGAGTAGCAGAAATTGGTAAGGAAACACTCCAAAATTTTATGGATAACTACATAGAACCTGCTAAAAAATCTAACACCATTAAAATCTCATACTTAGAAGGTCCTAAAGTAGAGGTTATAGGTGATGAGGATGAAAAATATTTTATAGAATTTATTAATGGAGATACTAACCAAGTAATATTCACCACCACTATTAATAATAATATGTGGACTAATTGTAGTAAAAGGTATTACATCCCTTGGGTTATAAAAGTTAATGGGGAGGTAGTAGATAAATTTAATTTAAAAGGTAAAAAAGTATTAATAGGCTTAGATTCAAGTTCTATTGGGGATACTATAGCATGGGCTCCTTACGCTATTGAATTTGCTAAAAAGCATAATTGCCAAGTCCTTTTATCTACCCACCATAACTCATGGTTTGAAGGTGTCGAAGCTTATAAAGATATTAAATTTATTACCCCTGGGGATTTTGAATCTTGTCACGCTATGTATAGAATTGGGTGGTATAAAGAAAATGAAAAATGGGAAGCTTTTGATAAAAATCCAAACCAAGTAAATTTAATCCCACTTCAACAAACAGCAACAGATATTTTAGGCTTAAAATTTAAAGAATTAAACCATGGGGTTAACTTTAAATCTACTAAACGTCCATTAAAAGGTAAATATATTTGTATAGCACCCCGTGCTACTGCTGGTTGTAAGGAATGGCCTTACGAATATTGGACTCAATTAGCAAAATCTTTAAATAAACTAGGATATAAAGTAATTAATGTATCCTATGAAGGATTTAAAAGTGATTATATTATAAATAAACCAAAATTATCTTGGAAAGATACGTATAATTACCTTCACCACGCTGAATTATTTATAGGTTTAAGTTCAGGTCTATCTTGGTTTAATTGGGCATCTAATAACCACACCGTAATGATAAGTGCGTTTACAGAGGGCGATCATGAATTTACATCTAATGTAACACGTATATCAAGCCAAGCTTGTTTTCCTTGTTGGAATAATAAAAACTTTATGTTTGATGCTGGTGATTGGGATTGGTGTCCTATTTGGAAAGGAACAGATAAACAGCATATTTGTCATAAATCAATTTTACCTACTAAAGTTATTACAGAAATAAAAGATTTATTAAATAATAAAAAATAACATAATATTTATAACCATGGAAAAAGTTTCGTTAAGCAAAGAAGAAATTCAAATTATTAAGGACATCCAACAAACAGAACAAGAAATTGTATCCCAATTAGGTCAAATCGAATATCAAATTTTATCTCTTAATTCACAAAAAGAAGATTTAAAAAATGCTATTAAAGATATTAATAATAAAGGGAATAAATTAGGAGAAGATCTCCAACAAAAATATGGAGACGGATCTATTAACATAGAAACAGGAGAATTCACGAAATCGAATTAATTTTTGATCCTCTCTTGAATATTTATAACAAAATAATAATTACAACACAATGGCAGAAACTTTAATATCACCCGGTGTATTAGCAAGAGAGAATGACCAGTCATTTATTACTCAACAACCCGTACAAGTAGGTGCTGCAATCGTAGGTCCTGCAGTTAAAGGTCCAGTAGAAATACCTACAATTGTTACATCATACAGTGATTATCAAAACAGATTTGGAACTACTTTTGACAGCGGTAGTGAAGTATTTAGTTACTTTACTTCTATTGCTGCTTTTAATTATTTCAATAACGGAGGTAATACTTTACTAGTAAGCAGAGTAGTATCAGGTTCAAGTGGTTGGGCTTATGCCTCAGCTTCCGTAGCTTCGAAAGAAACTGGAGTATTAAAGACAACTGCTGATGAATTACTAAATTCAATTACAGTAAATCCAACAAATTGTGTGAATGCATCTTATCCAAGTGTTGCTTTAACAGGTGGTACAGGTACAGGAGCAATAGCTACAGTAGTATGTACTGGTTTGACTATTACAAGTATTACAGTTACTACAGCAGGTACAGGATATACAGTAGCTGATTCATTAACAATAGCAGCCGCTGCTTTAGGTGCTGGTTCAAGCCAAGCAACAATTGTTTTAACCTCTGGAGATATGGTAGAGGGAAATCCAGCATTTACTTTAGAAGCTATTGATAAAGGAGCTATTTGGAACAATACAGGTTCAATAACATCTGGTTCATTAGACTCAGGTTCGGCTGATAACGTTAGATGGCAAGTAGTAGGTCGTAACGAATCTTCAGGAACTTTCTCATTAGTAGTTAGAAGAGGAAATGATACAACAAACACCCCAATTGTCTTAGAACAATACAACAACTTGTCATTAGATCCAAACCAACCTAATTTCATTTCAGCTGTAATTGGTGATAATAAATTTAATTATAACTCAGCTGAAAATTATTTAGAAGTTTCAGGTTCATATGCAAACGGTTCTAGATACGTAAGAGTTAAAAAAGTAAACACTCCAACTCCAAATTATTTAGATAACGCAGGAAATGCCCAAGACCAATTTACAGGTTCTATCCCAGCATTAGGATCAGGTTCTATAGGTGGTGCCTTCCAAGCAGGTGTAGGTAGTCTTATTACTAATAGAGCTGGTGGTGGTAATTACTACGAAAAAGCAGGTACTGGTGCTTCAGCTGTAACTCAGGGTTTGGTTAGTGCTGATTATAATAATATGTTAAATCTATTATCTAATCAAGATGATTATAGATTCAATGCACTACTCACCCCAGGTTTGATAGATAAAGTTCACGCTTCTCAAACAACAAAAGCAATCAATAATACTCAAGGTAGAGGAGATAGCATTTATATTTTAGATCCTGTACTATATGGCTCAACTATTGCTACTACAACAGGTCAAGCTAATGCTAGAAATACTTCATACGCAGCTGTATACTGGCCTTGGTTACAGACATTCGAACCTGATTCCGGTAAAAATGTTTGGATTCCAGCGTCAACAATGATCGGGGGAGTTTACGCATTTAACGACAATGTAAGCGAGCCATGGTTTGCTCCAGCGGGTATCAACAGAGGGGGATTAACCAACGTAATTCGCCCGGAAAGAAAGTTGTCTCAAGCAAATAGAGATACTTTATACGAAGCAAATGTTAACCCAATAGCTTCATTCCCTGGAACAGGAACAGTAGTATATGGTCAGAAAACACTACAACGTCAAGCAAGTGCTTTAGACAGAGTAAATGTTAGAAGATTATTAATTGCTCTTAAATCTTACATTAGCCAAATTGGTCAAACTTTAGTATTTGAACAAAATACAGCAGCAACAAGAAATAATTTCTTAGCAGCAGTAAACCCATATTTGGAAACAGTTCAACAAAGACAAGGTTTGTTCGCGTTTAAAGTAGTAATGGATGATAGCAATAACACTCCAGATGTAATCGATAGAAACCAATTAATAGGTGCTATTTACTTACAACCTACTAGAACAGCAGAATTCATTTACCTAGACTTTAATGTATTACCTACGGGAGCAACTTTCCCAGCGTAAGAGTTTAGATAACGAATATTTATAATAGAATAAAATAAATAACAATGGCAGTATTAGATCCAAATGAAATTTTCTTTACAGCGTTTGAGCCCAAACAAGCAAACAGGTTCATCATGTATATTGATGGTTTCCCCGCTTACACCGTAAAAGGCGTAGGTGCTGTAACTTTAAGTCAAGGTACAGTGGCTTTAAACCACATTAACGTTCAACGTTTTGTTAAAGGTAAATCAACCTGGGGACCAATTACATTCACGTTATTTGATCCAATTACTCCTTCAGGTGCTCAATCCGTAATGGAGTGGGTAAGACTACACCACGAATCAGTTACTGGTAGAGATGGTTATTCAGATTTCTACAAGAAAGATTTAACATTTAACGTATTAGGTCCAGTAGGTGACATAGTATCAGAATGGATAATCAAAGGTGCTATGATTACTGAAGCAGGTTTTGGTGAGTATGGTTGGGATACTGAAAATCAAGCTATTAACTTGACAATGACAGTTCAACCAGATTACTGTATCTTGAACTTCTAGAAAAAAATCAATATTTTTATAAATAGAGCTTGGCTTAGGTCAGGCTCTTTTTTATATTCATATGTATACACGATAAACGTTATAAAATAAGATATGAGTTTTAAATTACCAACAGAAACAATCGAATTACCTTCAAAAGGTCTACTATATCCTGAAGGTCACCCACTATCAAACGGTACTATTGAAATTAAGTATATGACTGCTAAGGAAGAAGATATCCTTACTAATCAAAACTATATTGCTAATGGAACGGTTTTAGATAAACTCCTAAAATCATTAATTATTACTAAGTTTAATTACGAGGATCTTTTAATTGGTGATAAAAACGCTATTATGATAGCTGCTCGTATTTTAGGGTATGGTGCTGAATATAAATTTACTTATAATGGTAAAGAAGAAGTAGTAGATCTTTCAGAAATCAATAATAAACCCTTTGATGAGTCTTTAATCACTAAGGGTCAGAATGAGTTTTCATTTAAACTTCCAACATCAAATAATGAAATTACTTTTAAGTTCCTAACACATGAAGATGAAAGTAAGATTAATCAAGAGTTAGAAGGTCTTAAAAAATTAGGTAAAGAAGGTTCTCCGGAATTAACTACTCGCTTAAAGTATATAATTACATCAATTAATGGTGATAGAACTACTAAACTAATTCGAGAGTTTATTGACGAAGCATTTTTAGCAAGGGATGCCAGAGCATTTAGAGAATATATTGGTAAAGTCCAACCAGACGTTGACTTAACTTTTTTTCCCTCCTCTTCAACTAAATCAATCAATCTCCCAATTGGGATTAACTTTTTTTGGCCTGACGTCGACCTCAGCTAAAGATTATCGAGTTACTTTTTTAACCCAAATTCACGAAATCTGTTTTTATGGTCAAGGGGGATATCGTTGGCAAGAAGTCTATGATATGCCCCTTTGGTTAAGAAAGTTTACATACCATAAAATTAAAGAACATTACGATAAACAATCTAAAGCTATAAAGGATTCAAAACAAAATAATTCTAATGTTAAGACTATGGTGGGAGAAGATGGTAAAATTACTTCCCCAAATATCCCTAATAAAACTAACTATAGTTAATATTTATCACCATATTACATAGATTATGGCAGCATCAGACGAATTAAATAAATCAAAAATAGCAGCAAAAGAAACTCGTGAAGAATTAGAAGGAGTTATTGATGCTGTTGTAAATATTGGAGCTAAAATCCAAGAGGCTATTGCTGATGCTATT